TATAAGACCGTTATAGATACTTTACATGAGATCATAGAAAATATTAAGTGGCGACACCAAACAGTGAAGAACATTATTGAATGGAAAAAATTTCAATCTGGAAGTTAAATCATGCTACCATGGTCCTACAATGTGACCCTGGTATTGCCGCTGAATTAAATGAGTATTTCTCATTCTTTGTGCCGGGGTATAAGTTTATGCCAGCATTTAAGAATAGAGTATGGGATGGTAAAATCCGTCTATACAATGCGCGCACTGGTACACTACCAGGTGGGTTGTTTTATCATTTACTCAAATTTTGTGAGCAACGAGAGTATGAATTAGACCAACACGATAGTGATTATGGGCCACCAGAATCGGCAAATAAAGTACTGCCTTTGGATATAATGGATTTTGTCCAAAGTATTAATCTGCCATTTCCAATTAGAGATTATCAGTTTGATGCTGTATGCAATGCAATCCATAAAAAGAAAGGCATATTGGTATCACCCACTGGCTCGGGTAAATCATTAATTATCTACACATTGCTTCGTTGGTTTCTTGCCAACTCTGATAAAAGAGTCCTGGTCATTGTACCTACGACCTCATTGGTTGAGCAGATGTATGGTGATTTTAATGACTATGCAACTAATGATTCATTTGATGCTAAGAATGAAGTACATAGAATCTACTCTGGCCGAGATAAGAATGCCGAAGCAAGGGTATATGTGTCAACATGGCAATCAATCTATAAGTTTCCATTAGATTGGTTCTCACAATTTGGCGCTGTGTTTGGTGACGAATGCCATGGGTTTAAATCCAAATCACTTACTACGATTATGGAAAAGTGTACCGAAGCAGAATACCGATTTGGCACCACAGGTACATTGGATGGTTCACTCACACATGAATTAGTCCTACAAGGTTTGTTTGGCCGTGTATTTAAGGTAACCACAACACGTGCGTTGCAAGATAATGATACACTTGCTAAATTGGCAATCACCAGACTTGTTTTAAACTATAGTAAAACAAGTAGAGAAGCATGCAATGGGTTAACATACCAAGATGAAATTGATTTTGTCGTTACCAATGAGAAAAGAAATACACTCATTAGAAACCTAGCAGTAGATCAAACAGGTAACACATTGGTGCTATTCCAGTATGTAGAGAAACATGGTAAGGTTCTTTATGATATAATAAGAGCCAAGGCACATGAAGATAGGAAAGTATTTTTTGTCTCAGGTCAGACAGAGACTGCCGATAGAGAAGCAATTCGTAAAATCACAGAGAAACAAACAGATGCAATTATTGTCGCATCCATGGGTACATTTTCTACTGGTATAAATATTAGGAACCTACATAATATTATATTTGCATCTCCATCCAAATCACAGATTAGAGTTCTTCAAAGTATTGGACGTGGACTAAGAAAATCTGATGATGGTAGAGTTACAAAACTATTTGATATAACGGATGATTTATCCATTAGGTCTCGAAAGAACTTCTGTCTGTTACACTCAGCTGAAAGGTTGAAAATGTATCAGAATGAAAATTTTGATTATAAAACATACGAGATAAATATTGATGATGGAAGTTAAACAACTTAAACTTACTAACAATGATGAAATCATCTGTGAGGTAGTCACCTGGGCAGAAGATGGTGATCTTATTGTTGTTAATGCATTTAAAATTCTAAATGTAGAAGATCAACAACGTGGTTTAAAATATTATTATTTTAGACCTTTCATGGTCTTTCAAGAAGATAATGAACAGAGAATTAATTCTTCACACATTATTGCAGAAGCATATCCATCAGATGAAATGATAGAACATTATGCCGGTGCGGTAAAAGATGCTTTGGATGTAGCTGAGAATAGAGTTACGGTAACCGAAGATCAGTTGGAAGCATTGGATAGTGAAACCATTGATCCAGAAATAAAGAAACACTTCCATTAGAAGGGTATACCACTGCCTCCGTACCATTGTATTAGGATTATATCATACTTTCGGAGTGCTGTAAATCAATGAATGCTTTCTTAAATTAAGAAAATGCACATATACTTTTGTAATGATACGTGTTATAATAGACACAATGAAAGGAGTGAACTATGTCCAAAAAGGAAAATGTTCATTATGTAAATAATGCTCAATTCTCACAATCCGTGGTTGATTATGTGACCTTGGTAAGAGAAGCAGAGAAAGATAATAATCCAATTCCGATAGTACCTAACTATATTGCAGAATGTTTCCTGCGTATTTCTGAGGGTCTGTCACACAAATCAAACTTTATTCGTTACACATACCGTGAGGAAATGGTGATGGATGGAGTTGAAAACTGCCTCAAAGCTATTCTGAATTATAATTTGGAAACCGCAACGCGTACTGGCAGACCTAATGCATTTGCCTACTTCACACAGATTGTATGGTATGCATTTCTTCGCAGGATTGCCAAAGAGAAAAAACAACAGGACATTAAAATGTCTTACCTGTCCAAGGTTAATGTTGAAGATCTTATGGGTGCGGGTGAAGAAGACTTTGTCCAAACAGAACACATTGTTGAAGCCATCCGTCAGCGTATTGGTCGTATTAGGGAAACCGATAACCAAATTAAAATATACGCTAAAGAAGAGAAAAAGAAACGTAAGAATAAAAACCAAGATTCTGATTTGAGTGACTTTTTAGAATGAAAATTGCCTTTCTGAATGATACACACTGTGGTATCCGTAATTCGTCCGATGTTTTTTTACAGAACCATGAAGATTTTTATGGTAAGGTTTTCTTTCCATATCTTTTAGAAAATAATATCACTCAGATTATTCACTTGGGTGATTACTACGACCATCGCAAGTTTATTAACTTTAAAGCGATGCATCACAATCGTAGACACTTTCTTGAGCCTCTGCGTAAACATGGTATTAAAATGGATATTATTCCAGGTAACCATGATACGTACTATAAGAATACAAACAATCTTAACTCATTGAAAGAACTCTTTGGCCACTTTATGAATGAGATTCATATTGTTATGGAACCAAAAGTTATGGAATATGATAAACTAAAGATTGGTTTGATGCCTTGGATCTGTGCAGATAACTATGAAAAGTCTATGGAGTTTATCCGTAGTTGTGATGCTGATATTCTTGGTGCTCACTTAGAACTCAATGGTTTTGATTTGATGCGTGGGGTCAAGGCAACGGATGGTATGGATCCATCGCTATTTAAACGCTTTGAGATGGTTCTATCAGGTCACTACCATACCAAGTCACAGAAAGATAATATTCATTACTTTGGTTCACAGATGGAATATTTCTGGTCCGATGCTGGTGATCCAAAATATTTCCATATTCTTGATACGGATACACGAGAACTTACTGCTGTAAACAATCCATACACTTTATTTGAAAAAGTTGTTTACGATGACAGCAAAATGGATTATAATACATATGACGTGTCAAAATTTGATAACAAGTTTGTTAAGATCATTGTTGTCAATAAATCGGATGCATTTATCTTTGACAGGTTTGTAGATAGAATTCAGGGACGCGAGATCCATGAGCTAAAGATTGCCGAAACTTTTAATGAGTTTGTAGGCGAAAACGTTGATGATGAGAATATCTCTTTTGAGGATACAGGTGAGTTGCTAAACACATACGTTGATGCAGTTGATACGGAACTGGATAAGAGCCGTATTAAGATGCAGATGAGTGAACTTATGGTTGAAGCACAAACATTAGAAATTGCATGATTAGATTTACTAAAGTAAAATGGAAAAATTTTCTTTCAACCGGAAATTCTTTCACAGAGATTGATTTAACTCGAAATAAATCCACACTGGTTGTTGGACAAAATGGCGCTGGTAAATCAACAATGTTGGATGCTATCTCCTTTGGTCTCTTTGGTAAACCACATCGGAACATTAATAAACCACAACTGGTTAACTCAGTGAATGGTAAGAATTGTGTCGTCGAGGTTGAGTTTACCCTAGGCAATAATAATTTTAAAATCGTTAGGGGTATCTCTCCTGGTGTGTTTGAGATTTGGAAAAATGAGCAGATGCTTAACCAATCCTCACACTCTAAAGAATATCAGAAGATCCTAGAACAAAACATCCTCAAACTGAACCATAAGTCGTTCCATCAAGTTGTGGTTCTAGGGTCTTCTTCCTTTATTCCTTTTATGCAA